ACCACCGCGTCCTCGCATACCCACAAAGTCCGCCCAGCCTTGCGTGCCAAATAACAGGTTTCCAGGTCAATGCCCCACGCGTAAACAAGCTCAGGGTCGAAGCGCCCAATGGAGTCGAACCAGTCCGCCCTGTAAAGCGTTGAGATGTTGTCCAACATCCACGTCTTTCTGCACCCACCACCCCCGCGCGTGATAAGATGCCCCCATGCCCCCTTGTAATCCGGAGTCAGCGCGTTTGCCACGCCCACCGCGTTGGGATCGCTTTCCAACTTGCGGACCATCGGCGTGAGCGGGTCGCCCGTCAAGCCTGGTACGAACTCGGTGGAAGTGATCAGAAACCAGTACGCGTCGTACTTTCCTTCGAGTGAGTCCAACCCAGCCAGCCACCCGCCCGTTGTCTGAACGTTCTGCTTCAGTGGCAAAGTCGTATACTTGGAAGGCGGGACGATGTCGCTGGCGTTGTCAACCACCACGATGTCCAGCTCGCTCTTGACGTGAGAGCGCATATATTCCACCAGCGCGTCCGTCCGTTCCGGCATGTTGTAGTTGGTTATGATAACCGCCGTTTTCATGCCAGCGCCTCCGCCATAACCTTTACGGCTTCTTTCCCGCCAGCCATCCGCTCGTTCTGGTCGTGCACGTTCATCAAATACTTGCTTTCCATGCCAACGCCGGTCAGCAAGCCAGCCTTCCCCACCGCCTTGACGTATTCCTCAACCAGCGCCAAATACTCGTCGCACCGTCGTCCCCTGTACCCGCGCGAAGTCGCAGATTTGAGTTCGTCCTCTTTCGCTTTCAACGCATCCGACGCGGTCTTGATGTTGTGCTGGTGAGCCGTCCAGGCGTTGGTCGAGTTTGCCATCTCGCCTTCGTAGACTTGCCGGCTCAGGAAATACGTGCCAGACTCCGCCTCCATCACCCTGCACGCTTTCAAGTGCCGCGCGTCGGTCTGAATCGCGCCGTCCAACAGGTTGAACTTGTGCGCCATCTCGGCCTGCTGGTTGACGAACTTCTCGAAGCTGTCCATCCCAGCCTTGTAATCGTTGCGGAACGATTCCACCAGGTCGATGACAATCTGCTTGGCGTGCTTGTACTGTTCCAGCACTTCCCGCGCTTCCACGCTCAAGTCCTTCACCCGCTTCTCAAACACTTCGATCCCGATGGTGATGTCGCCATCGTACCCGTACAAAGGCGATGTAAAGAACTGGCGCGAATGGAAGTCGATCACAATTCCCCGCCCAATCGCTATCCCGCACCAATAAGCAACACCTGGTCGCTGGTGCGCGTACTCGGTATTGGTTTCCATCTCAACGCCGTACAATTCGATTCGCTTGTACCGCTTGTAAATAGCGTAAGCCAGCGCGTAAGCCACCGAGCTCGTGAAATACTCCGGCGCTCCCGCGAACTCTTTCCTGATTTCATCCAACGGAAACTTGACCGAAGCCGGAACGTCCTCATAACAGTCCTGCATCAGCACCGGAATGGAAGTCGATTTCAACCACTCGTAATGCTTCGCGTCGTTGCGGTTGGTAGAAGATCGCCACACCACCGGCTTGTGAAGCTGGATGACGTAATCCGCTGTGGGAACGCTGCCCCTGCTGACCATCTCGTTGAAAACGATCACGTCACAATCCGTGCGCGTCCTGTCGAACTCGCCCATCGTGCCCTGGTGCATACCCAGAATAACAGCCGTCTGTTTCAAGTCTGCCTTTCTACTAAGTCGTCGGTGTCTCGCGGAACTTCAACGGCACCTGGAAGCTCGCCATCTGCGTGGTAATGCGGTCCCACTGCGCCGGCATCACTGTAAAGCTCACCGGAAATACAATCGTGTCCACCTTGGCGTTCAAAGTCGGATCCGCCGCCAGCCGTCGCAAGTATTCCGGAATGATGTTATTGAGTTGCGTGTACGCAGACTTCATTGAAGTGCGGTTAACATGGAAGTCCACATTCACAGTCAGCAGAAGCCGCGCGGTGGTGGAGTCGTCAATAGACCCAGTCCCGTTGGCAATGTAGGCAATCGCCAAGGGCATGACCGAAGCGTCCTCGGTAGGGTACGAAGGTGCGCCCCTCACAGTCTCGCTCGTGATCGCCAGCGCGTGGTATTGCAAGCGTCCAATGGCATCGTCAATAATGCTCATCGTCTACTCCCCCCACACAATATTATGAATCTGGTAAGGTCTGAGTACCATTTTCACGTCAGGGTCGAGCTCCTGCATAAATATCATCTCGCCCAGGTTGGGATTGGCTGCCCCGTCCTGGTACCCCTGCTTGGCACGCATGAACCACCGCACCGCTTGAATCTTGCAAGCCTGCTCGATGTCGGCTGGCGGAGTGGAAGACCATCCGAATCGCCCCACCACTTTCACGCCCTTCCTGACTTTGCCCCAGGTTCCCTTGCTTCCAGCCTCGTTGTCTACAATCAGCTTGAGAATCGGGTAGCCAATCGAAGCATAGTTATAAGGCGCGACAAAGTAATCCGAATCAGCCGTCCAGGCGGTATAGTCCGAAGCCGCCCGCCCCCCGTCGCTCACCGCCACGCTCGTAATGCTGACGGCTGGGTCAATGTAAAGTTCCTCGTTCCCGCTGCCATCAAAATAGCGTGTCTGGCTGTCCGTGGTCGGGTAGAAGTAGTTTTCCCAGCCGCCCACAGCCTGGTCGATCAGCCGGCTTGCGGCGGTGATCATGTTCGCCAGTACGCCATCGTAGGTCGAATCGTTGATGTCGAATAGCGGCGAGTCAGGCACATCCGCCTTCACCTTTTCTACCGTCACGTAATCTGCCATGTGTTCCTCCAACTTGGGGAGCGGATATTTCTACCCGCCCCCCTTCGTGTTACAAGCTATTAGGTGCTTGCGCTGATATGCTCAGCTTGCGGGTAGCGTTCTTCAATCAGACCGACCACGCCGACGGCATAGTTTGTCGCGTTGTCCACGCCCGTGATGCTCACCCGAACGCCAGTAGCGTCCGAATCGAGCGGTTGCACAGACGCGGGATCAACTTCAATCATGAGCGCCATGTTGTCATTCGTGCCGACAACAGACAAGCCAGAAGCGGCGCAAGTGGTAGGATCGCCCCAGTTGTCTTCGCCAACAGCCGCGGACAAGCGATAAACAAACGGAATCGCGGTGTCGTTGGTCGTGGTAGCGCCGACGTTCGTGGTGGCATCGACTGTGATGACCATGTTATTGTCATCAGAAGTCATCGCTCCCCAGGTCACCAAGAAGCTGAGCCAATGGGCGTTTTTCAAACTCGCGGCGTAAGACTTTACTGCCGTGGTGGTCGCTGCAGGTGCAAGCAGCGGTACAATGTGGAGTTTCTCAGCGTATCGAGCCATCTCTCACCTCCGATTAAGTAGAAGCAGCCAAGGCGACAAACGGACTCAAGGTATTCGAGCCATCGTAAGCCGTGATCGCGGCGTTGAAATAGGGCGCGCCATCCACGCGGTAAACAAAGCGGAAGGCGGTCTCGTCATAATCAAACTTGACATGGATGCTCGATGCAGCCTCAACTCCACCCTTAGTGATAAGAGCGTAAGCGGAAGGTGATGCAAGTAGAATGTCGCCAACGGTGCCCAAGTTCGGGCAATACTCGTTTTCCACAACTGGACGACCAAGCAGTGTTCCAAAGGGAACGTCAGGACGAACCGAGCTCGCGAACACCGGCATCTGGCCGATGCTCATGTTGAGCAGTTGCGGGTACACGGCCGGATTCACGAACCAAACATAGTCGTTGAACCCAGGCAGGCGACGAGCCCACATGCGCCCAATGTCCAGCGGGTCGATTTCCGAAGCGTCCGTGCGTGTCGCGGACACCAGTGAACCGGATTGCAAAATGCCAGCCGGCTTGCCAACGCCGTCACCATTGATGATCGCGGCTTCAACAAGGAAGCGCAACTCACCAGGAACATTGTTGCTAATCCAGCTTTCCAACGCGCTGACATCATCCAGCAGTTCGTCGGTGGCATAGCACAGCGCGGCCACTTTCTTGAGCTTCAGTTCGATCTGGCGGAACTTGGGTTTGCTCGCGGTCTTCTGGGCAGCTTCCGCCAGCCAGTAGCCTTGAACGCCACCCATGCGTGAACCAGTCGCGCGTGAAGTCTCGTCCACCGCGTTGATGGTCAAACTATTACCAGTCACGCGGATGGGGTTGAAGTAGCTAAGGACCGTGCCAGGATTCCACATCGCGCTGAAAATGCCAGACGCAATCTGGGGTGGCACAAGGTAGCCGCCCTGGCTGGGCGTGGTCTCATTCAACCCCGTCGCCTTGAATGGCTTCAGCCGTGGCTCTTCCTGTCCAGGATAAATCTCAGCCGCCTTCACAGCCTGGAAAAACTCCCCAGCGGTGAATGGCTTGGCCTTGAGTGAGCGGTCTGCTTCATCTTCGGTCACAGTGGCGTATCCGCCTAAGTGCTTCGGACGAGCTTCCTCGTACGTCTTGAGCGCTTGCTCAACAGCGCCCTTAACGACTGCTTCCACGTCAATGGGTGGAGCGGTCTTGATTTCTTCTGCCATGATTTCCTCCTCATGGATTGCTTCCTGCGTTTCTTCAACGTCAGGATAAATAGATTTAATTGGAATTGCTTCGTTCCGGTACTCCGCCGGCGATTTCGTCAGCGTTGCCTCTGCCAGTGGCCATGTCTTGATTAGGTAAGAACTTCCTTCCGCGCTCTTTTCCACGAGCGAACCGCCCGCCTGGCTCGACCAGCCCAGCTTCCCAGCCTCGACCAGTTCGTATATCCGGCGTTCGTATTCGTCCCGTAGTTCAAGCTGTGCTTCGAACCATGCGCCAACATCGTCGTAACGCACAACAGCGCCACGTCCGAGCCGCCGACTCTTTATGACCGAGTCGTGTCCATGTTCGTAATACACAGGCAGGCGGTCACCCACCTCAAGCCCAAGGTCTGTCTCAGGCGTAAAGTAATCACCCGTCAGGTCCACATCCTTCGGGTTTCCCCAACGGATCAGATACCCCGCGACTTTGCCGTCGCCCAGCGCCTTCACAGCATCCCCGTAGTAGATTAGGTTGTCGTTCAATCGACACCTCCTTAACACAAATAAGCCAAACGAAACGCACCATTTGCGCCCATTTGGCTTCAGTACCCACTGACCACCAGGCCTCCGTGTTGCAGCACCCGCCGCCCGCACAGCACCCTATTCAGTTGTCAGACTTGCTCGTCAGCGCACCTCGCGCTGGTATTGCCTATAATCCCGCTTTACTTATTGCGTGGTCCACGCCCGCCTTTGCCTTGCGCTCAATTTCCCCCGCGCGTTCCTTCAGGCGTGAGCCGACTGTCCACCATCCGATCTTCATGTGCATCCGTGCTTGAGCGTTATCGCCCACCACAAAACCGGCGTAATCAACATCGTTGTATACCAGCGTATCCTCACCCTCACCCATATACTGCCAACCTTTTCGCAAAGTCGAAGTGCGGCGCGGTGCGCCTGGTCGAATACGCTTCTCGCGAATCGCCGCCATAACAAAGCGCCGTTGTTTCTCACTGAACCATCCGCCATAAGCAGTTTGGAACGGCACGTAAGCATAAGGCGCGTACTCGCGCATAATGTTGAGAATGTAAGGTGTGACGTAATTCCCAGCCGCGTCCCTCGCCTCTTTTGGAAAACGTGCCAACTTCGCCCGCAACTCCTCCAACCCATCAATGACAATGTCAACTGGCATTAGAAGCCTCGCCTGTTATCCGTATCTTGTACGGATTCCATTCACCTGCACGCACCAGACAATCCGGACAGTGCTCAGCCGGCCCTAACATCCAGTAACAATCGTAACCATTCGGAACGCGTTGAATGTCCCACATGCATTGACAGTTCACCAAGCAGGTTGTGGACCCATCGCCAGGATAAGCCGGAAGGTCAAGCGGAATGTCGCTGGCATACCCGCGCCAGAACGCCTCACTGGCAGAATTGATGTACATGTTCAGCCGTGCCACAATCTGCGCCTCGCTCAATTGTCCAGCTTCGATCTGGTCCATGAACGGATTCAGATACTTGTACTGTTCTTTGAGCATCGCCCCGACCTTGCCCCAGTCGGATTGCGTCATGTTATTGCGCCCGCCCTTGCCCATGACGTACATGTCGATATAAGTCTGCCTGATTGTGTTGACGACTTCCTTGCGATAAACTTTGAAGTTGATCGTCTCGGAAGCGTAGACTGTGGTAAGCCCAGATAGCGTCTGCTTTTGTTGCGTTAGGAATTGAGCGCGTAAAGCGTTCATCTCGTCAACGCCAACAAACCGCCCTGTCTCATGATTGCGGTAACGCTTGACGTTATCGTCCCAGTACCACAACGGCTTATTCTCTGGCATCGTCCTCTCGCTTCACTTCCGCGTCCAATAAGCCCTTGTACTCCGGCATCAAGTTATCCCAAACCTTCAACGCCAGTTTGATCTCAGCTTCCGTAAAATCCTCAAATTCTATTGGGGGAAGTTTCTCGCCCTTGTAAGGTGGAAGTTTTTTATGCTTGTCTTTTGAATTTGGAGCTTTCATGAATACCTCGACATCCTGGAAACCGCGTTTAACGCAGGTCTCGCAATCCGCATATTCCAGCATGGTCTTTACCATGTCGCCTATGCTGTCGGGTATCACCACGCTGGCATAATCGCACAGCGCCGCCTCGCCAGCCTCAAGCCGAGCGAGCGCTTTTTCCTGCCACACTTGCAGGTCATCCTTAATTATAACCCATGCTGCCGCCCCGTCGATGTACTCGAACAGGTCTGGGTAACGCTTCACACTCTCGCGCAGCGCGTCCAGGATCAGGTCTTTCACGCGGCCTCCGCCATCACGACTTCAACCGCCTTGTTCAGCGCGGTGGCCAGTTCCTTCAGCGCGTCATCATCCCGCCGTTCCAGGTGGAACGCGGCTTCAATCTCGCGCTCATTCTGGCAGTGCGGCAATCTCTCGCG